TTGAGAAATGTATTCCAAAATCTTGTTTCACAAAATAACATCTATGCTATCGCAAAAGACAACAACGGTCGTTATTGGACAGTTGCTTGGCAGAACGGAGCATTGGTAACTGCAGGTTCTCTTGCATCAGGATTGGCTTACACAGACCTTAACGGTATGTCCGCACTTACAATTCAAGGTGGTGAACCAAACGCAACACAAGAAATCCTTGTAACTACTACTCTTGGAGCAATATTTACAGGTATTACGGTTCAATCGTAATTAAAAATAATAATTGGGACCTCTCAAAAGGGGGGTCCCTTTTTTAGCCAATATTAAAATATGAAGTGGAACGGTAGACAATATAGACCAGCGAACGCACAATTTATCACAAAGAAAAAACCATTTGACTTTCAGGAAGCATTGAAACCATACGGTGAAAAAGAAATGCCAGCATGGAGTGCTATCGTTGGTGTGAATAATGAGACCACATCGGTTCCAACTACACCCACTCCTACACCTTCAAATACTCCGACAGGAACACCAAATCCTACGAGTACACCTTCAAATACTCCAACAGGAACACCTACTCAAACTCCGACTAACACACCTACAACAACTTTAACTTTAACTCCAACAAATACAGGGTCACCGACACCTACACCTACTTCATCACCAATACCTTCAGGAACAACTGAAGCAAACGCTTATTTAAGTGCGGTAGTTGATGCGGGTGGAACAGGTATTACTTCAACTGTATCTGCGGCAACAAGAACATTATTCACATCACTTGTATCTAATGGTCTATGGGAAAGTGTTTCAGCATTCTATCCAATGTTGGGAGGTAATAGTAATGGTTGTAAGTTCAACGGTAAAAATCCTCTTGATACAAACGGAGCATACCGTTTAACATTTAACGGAGGTTGGACATTCAACGCTTCAGGTGCTACCTCAAATGGAACAAACGCATACGCTGATACTTATTATTATCCTTCAGGAACTACATTAGGTAATCAACATTTATCTGTGTATATGATGAATAATAGTAATCCTGCTGGTACAGGTAGAAACTATTTTGGTAGTTATGATGAAAACACACAATCATTCTTCTCATTAGGTGCTGAAGGAACACCAAGATATTTCTATGGTGTATCAACTTTTGGTGGTGTATCAACATCAGTTTCACCAAATACACAGGGTATGATTTTAGCGTCAACAACAGGTTCAACATCTGCAAGTTGTCCTACATTCTTATTTAAGAATGGTTCTACAATCCAATCTGGTACATATAATTTGGCGAGAAATAATTTCAAAGTTTATTTGGGAGCGTTGAATAATTCTGATTTTGAGGCTCAACAATATTACGCAAACCAATATAGTTTTGCTACATTAGGTTTAGGTTTAAGTCAGGCACAAGCGTCTACCCTTACAACTATAATAAACACATTCCAAACGACATTAGGTAGAAACACATTCTCATGATAGAACAAGTAGCAATATTAACGATAAATCAAAAAGATAGTTTGGTAGGTCAACTGGTTTGTCCTGATTTATATTTCAATCCAACTTTGGATGCGAATGTAAATTGGTTCATTTCAGATGAGGAAATAATAAACTCAATTTACCCTGAACATGATTGGATTAAGGATTTAACTTTGTCTGATTATGTTGGACCTTACAATCCACCACAACCAAGTCCAGTCCCTTCAGGAACAACGGAATATGTTGGCAGTTAAACGAAAGGTAATTGTTGATGATGTTGAATATGAAGGGTATGAAATCCTATCAGTTGAATGGGAACTAAAAACCAATCTATTCGGTGTTAAGGTTATTTATACTGATGACGATACAAAAACAAAAAGATTAAAAACCCATTATTTTAGAGTTGGAAATAATGTTGAAATAAATGATATAATAGACGAGGTACACAAATTACATGGCAAGGACATTCTTTAGAAAAAAGTTTACTAACTATTTGGGAGAACAAAGAGCGATAGATGATATTGTCCTGATTTTTACTGCAGACATTGGACCTACTCCTACACCTACCCCATCTATTACTCCGTCAAATACACCGACAGCCACAATAGGATTGACTCCTACTCCGACACCAAGTATTACTGCTTCACCAACACCACAAGTTACTTCAACACCAACATCTACAGGAACTCCACAAGTTACTTCAACTCCGACTCAGACAATTACTTCAACACCGACAGGAACAATACCAGTGACTCCAACGGTGACTACAACACCAACAACTACATCTACCCCAACAGGAACTCCAAATCCATTGTGTCCTTCAGAACTTATCTTGAGTGCATCATCACCAAATTACTTGTATGGATTGTATTCAAGAGCGACCATCTATACAGGTGGAACATTTGAAGCGGCGTGGTACAACTACGATGATAATGTAATGAACTTTGGAACTAACCCTGATGGTAATGAGTATATCGCATACCAAATCAATTCAGGTTCCGACTATACAAGTTTATATTGGGCTTCTGATATCATGGGTAATGCTGGTGGTTGGTATATTGGATATTCAACAGGAAATACAGCCTTTAACGGTGGTGTTATCTTAAGTGCAATTACATTAGATAATAATACAATTACTGATGGTGTTTGGTTCTACCCACCTTCAGGCTTCTTACAATTTAATGGTGGTTATATTCAATACCCATCAAGTTGTCCGACACCTACACCTACCGCAAGTTTAACACCTTCACCTACACCGACATATACACCAACAAACACACCAACACTCACACAAACACCGACTCCTACAGAACCTGCAGGATTTAAATTATTAGCCGAGTCAGGTGCTAATTTACAAACTGAAAACTCTGACGACATAAATATTGAACACTAAAAATAAATTAAAATGGCAAATGTAAAAATAAGTGCTTTACCTTCTTGGACTGGTTCCCCCGTAGATTTAAGATGGTTCGTTATGAATAATTCGGGGGAAACAGAAACATTCAAGTTCAGTGGATTTACAAGTCCATTAAAATATGGTGATGGAACTAATAGTATAGTTCCTGTGTATAATACATCAGCAAGTAATGTCGGTTTAAGAGCCACAATAGTTGGTGGTGTTGGAAATACTATAACATCAACACAAGATAGTAATTCAATTTTTGGTGGTAATAGTAACTCAATATCATCAAACGATGCTAATGGGGCAAATACGATTGTAGGTGGATTTAGTGCTGGTATAACAAATGGTGGTGCTGCAGGTATTTATACCGCATCAGCAACGATAAGTTCTGCTGGAGGTATCTATAACACAATTATGGGTGTTCAAGTTGGTAGTATTACTACGGGTAGTAGAAATGCGATTGTTGGTGGAAATTATCAAACTATAAGTAGTAATAATAATGGTTTTATTGGTGGTGGAAATAATAATACAATTACTGGCGATAATTGTGGTTCTATTGGAGGACAACAAAATACAGCCTCTGGCACAAGAAGTGTCGTAATTGGCGGATTTAATAACAGACCGAGTGGTTTAGACACGGTCGTTGTTGGAGGTCAAAACAATTTAATTAACTCTAATGGTGCATATAATGTTGTGGCTGGTGGTGAACAAAATACTGCTTCAGGAGATATTAACTCAATCTTTAATGGTAGGTCAAACAATGTATCAGGAGGAATTGATAACACCATTATAGGTGGAAACTCAAATACATTATCAACTAACTCATCTCGTTCAATTGTAATTGGTGGTAGAGAAAATGTATTAACAAGAGGTGATAATTGTTCAATTATTGGTTCAAGAGCTTCAACACAAAATATAGGTGGTTTATACAACACTTCAGGAGTAACGATGGTTAGTTGTATCGCTACTGATATCACAAACGCAAATCACTCAGTTGCGTTAGGTCTATCTGGTAGAACCATTGTTGGTGGTACAGGTGATGATAATACAACTTATGTTGAAAAACTTTATATCTACGGAAATACAAGATATGAAACAACCATTGTAAATGACCCTGGTACAATCAATATAAATGTATTTGAACAAAGTCATGTTGAAATTAATGCATCAGGTGGAACTTATGATTTGGTAATAAATCCATCACCATCAACGGAAGGAACACCTGAGTTGACCTTATTGATTAACTACATTTCATCAGGAGCGACAATCACATTTAACAATAGTGGTTCATCACAATGGAGATGGAGTTCAGGAACACCATCGTTTACATCAGGTACTCGTTCAATCATCAAGGTCGCTGCGTGGGATACAAACGATGTATGGGAGATTTCTCGTTCAATGAACATGTCTTAAAAACTAAATAAATTACTACACAATGATATATCTAAATCAAGGTCAGAATAATGAAGCAGCAGCCATCTGTTCAAGAAACAAGTGGTTGACTGGTCCTGTCGTATACCTTTGGTCCATGCAACATAAGTTATCCCAAGAGAAATACAGATTCATACCTTATTTAGTTCCATCTACGGCTTCATTTAACCCACCTTATGACTTATTTTGTATAAACATTGATGATTCAATTCCTCAGGTATTAACGGGAGCAACCTCATGTGGACAAACAAATGTCCATTTGATACCAGGTGAGTATGACTTAAAGGTCTATGAGCAACCCGCATCATTATCAGGTAATACAAATCCTCAATATGCATACGATGTGGTATATGAAACACTGGTGAATGTGGTGGGTGTAAATGGATACAACCCTACCGTTTGGTCAGGAACATCAAATACTTATATTGTGTATAATCCTAATAACGATTAAGAAATATGAAAATTGAACAGATGAACTTTGCGGTAGATAATGTGGACCGTTGGGTAGAAAAAATGTATAAGAACGAACCCTTTGTAAGATGGGGGTTAGATAACATGGAGGTTGAGAGATTGTATTGGTATACAGATTACTCACCAATTCACAACGCATGCATTCGTGCAAAGGTCAACAACGCTGCAGGCAAAGGATTTACAAAGGACTACAAAATCAACAACAAAGAATATATCAACGATGTATTGAAACAGATGTTATTTGAGTATATTGTTACTGGTAATTTGTTCTTGGAGATTGTTTGGAAAAAAGACAGACGACAAGGGATTTCAGGATTCCATGTAATCCCATCAAAATACATGAGAGCAAAACAACCTGAGAATGCTGAACTATATTCAGACACTTGGTTCTATTCTCATGATTGGGCTATGTGGAAAAAGGCAGGTATCGTTGAACTTAAAGAGTTTGACCCAAGTGCATACGAGGACAGACAAGTTGTTGCCATCAAACAATATGGACCTGGTCACATCTTCTATGGTACGGCTGACTATGCATCAAGCCTATTAGATATTCGTTTATCTCGTGCCATCTCTGAACACAATTTACACAACATCTATAACGGAGCCAGTCCATCACTTTGGGTACATTTACCTGAACAAGGTCCTGACTCACAAAACGACCAAGAGAATATCCTTAAGAGATTAGAGGAAAGATATGTTGGTTCATCAAATGCTGGTCGTATCATCGTATCATGGGGAGGTCCAGAAGGAGAGAAGCCAGAGATTACCCAAATCCAATCAAATCTTCAAGCAGGTATGTTCTCAGAGATTTTTGCATTGGTTCGTGAGAATATCTTGGCAGGACACCAAATCCCTGATGCATCGTTATTGGGATTACCAACTCCATCAGGATTTAGTTCACAGGCAGACCAACTTGAAACGGCTCACAAACTATTTATGAGTACGACCATAAAACCACTTCAAGAGTTCTTAATTAGAGAAATCAAACCACTTTTGGAATTGATGTACCCTGGTGAAGAAATCGTATTGGAGATTGAACAAAACCAACTATTAGGATAATGAACTATAATGTACTTCTAATTTCAGAGCAGAAGCTCAAAACTCAGGCACCGATTGACCCTAATGTGGATTCTGATGAGTTGCGTTATGGTATTCAACAAGCCCAAAACATCTATATTCAGGAGACACTTGGGACAAACTTTTACAATGAGATTCTGAATCAAGTAGAAGATGGTTCAATTGCGTTGTCCGCTAATACCTACAACAAAGAGTTGTTGGATAACTTTATTCAACCAGCATTGGTTGCCTATTCATATTACATTATCTTGGATAATATGTTCGTCAAATTGGTGAATGTTGGTCTACAACAATTCCGTTCAGAACAATCCAACCCTATTGGAATTAAAGAGTTCCAATATCTTAAGGACCAAGCAAGAGACAGAGCACAATTCTTGGACAACCTTATGAGAAGACACTTGGTATTTGAAAACTGGAAATATCCAAGATACACACAAGTAACAAATAATGGTCAGTTAATACCTGAGTTCGGCTCCCCTTTTAGAACATCGGTTATTTTACCAACAAACAGCAGATTCAACTATTATGGATACAATAGTCCATTAAACTCATTGTTTAATTGTTCTATACCGTGGTGGTACGGGGGCAGAGGTTCAGGAGAATAAGATGGATAGAGATACAAGTATAGCAAATGTAGTTACGATGGGAGCGGTTGGAATGACTGTTATGTCCACCATTCAAATCCTAACCATTATATCTTTGATGACTGCGGTTGGATTGAATCTGATTTTGATTTACAAGCAGTTGAAGAAGAAGAACGATTAGTTTTCGTATCGTAACCACCGTTACGGTAATCCACATTACTGGATTTCTCTTTGAACATCATAAATGTGTTCAGTTCCCTTTCAAATTGTTTTACCTGTAATACTGGTAAAGTTTTTTCGTATTCCCTTTTATTGATTCCCATAGTTAAAATATAATCAATTTATTTTACTTAAACAAATACCCTGAGGTGATTTTTGTGGTTGCATCTTGTTCCATTTCATTCAACTGATTTTGGACCTTCAGGAACGACTTATCTGTTGGTGAGATAAGTATGATATACTTGGAGATGAATTGTCTCTTTAGGGTCCTTGCAAAGTCCAAATCCTCTTGGTTCTTAACTGCCTTCAATATCAGTTTTACATAGGTTAAATCTTTTTCGTACTGACTCATCTTAAAATCGTTTTAATATTTGTTTCATGTGATGTTCAATTAAATCACTTCTGTTGGGTTTATTTACCATGAATGAGGTATTGGTATCAATCGTGGGAATAAAGTTAATGTAGGTCAAATAAATGTGGTAAATCGTGGTGTCTGTGATGACCTGTGATATTACGGTTTTGATTACATCTCCACCACTCATGGTTTCAATCGTATCTTGGTTCTCCAATTCGTGTTTCATCAAGAATGACCTGTTGTTTATATTCCATCTTTTACCTCTACGAATTGATGAGATGTGAATACGAGATAGGGAATCACCACTATTCGTTCTGTAGATTCTTGAAATCTCTGAGTTGTTTAATCCCATATTAAATAGGTCGTTTAACCTTTCAAGGTCATTTGTTCTGTCGTCAATTTTTCCTGCTCCAATCATGTTTTGTTTTTTTATTTTAATTTATGTTTTAATTCAAATTGTCTCCACACTGGTAATTCGTCTGGTCCAATCTTATATCCTAATGTTTTGAGTATTCGTTCTGTCTCCACAAAGTCCCTTTCTGATATTGGATTCATCTTCAGGTAATCGTATTCAGGGTCCGCTGGTTCCTTATCTTTGATGTA